GAAACAATCCAGTTGATCTCATATAATTGCGGTCATACAAATAAATGGTTTTATCAATTTGATATGAAATAATATCTATTAATTGATTACGATCATATGGAGTTTCTGTTAATATATGGAAATAAATATCTTGTCTAACATTGTGACCACCACCTAACTCTGCACCAGTAAAACTACGTGATGGAACTGCTTCTACTACAACTACTGGTAATTGTACTCTATTCTGACCAAATATACTCCATTCTCCACTATTAGCAGATCGAAAATGAGAATCATCTACTCTGTAAGAATTGGTTTGTAATTCTCTAAACCAAGGAGCACTCGTTGTAGTAAAATTAACATACTTATAAGAATAGTTTAATGTTACTGTAGAAGTAAGAGGTATACCACTATTAAATACAATTAAACCCAAAGGATAATTAATAATGTATCCAGAATTACCCGGTGTATCTTTTGGTCTAAATGCTCCATTTACAAAAATACCAGAAATATTAATTGGTTGAGAACTATATTCAACTCCACTCTCATATACCCAATTTTGACGGAAACCTTGCCAAACCTGTCCACTATTATATCTTTTATCGTTAGTAGGTTGTAATTGGTGCATATTACCACCAAATACTCCACTAGTTGGTATACTAATATTTGCAAAACCACCTATACCAAGCATAGCCCAATCAAAATAAGAAGCTATATTATTCTCTAGCTGGTCATTAAGCAGGGAAGAATTAACACTAGTAACGCCCTTTAGGGATGTGTGAGTCGGCACTATTCACCACCTATTATTTCAGAACGCTCTTTGTCAACCAATCGACCTTCCGTACTAATATTCAAGATATCTACCGATGAACCAGTTATTGTACCAAATAAATATCTATTAATTAAAGACGCTACATCTTCTTCAATACCAGCTAAAGCTCTTGTTATAAAATTATTTTGATGAGTTCCTCTATATTCCTCTGGAATTTCTATTATACCGCGAGCTTTTGGCGGCAAATGTAAATTAAATGGTCTTTTCTTAATATAAACTTTAGCTGTCATTTTAGCTTCAAAATCCCTATTAATATCCTCTATAGCCTTTCCTATAGTATCAACTTCTTTTTCAAAAAGTATTCCAAAATTAAAAATTGATACATCATTACCACCAAACAATAATTCTTGTAACCAATTAAAACGTACTGAAAAGTTATTAGTATCAGGGACTAAATCAGCTATATCACTAAAATCTTCTCTTTGTATTGATACAACTATTGTACTCTGATTAAGTCCTTTTCTCTTAATTTTACTAATAGTAACCTCAATATTTTTACTAATAGATTCAATTATTTTATCTAGCACTTCATCAGCATTATCAATTTCAAATAATTGATTTAATTCTCCATTTCTAATTGATTGAAAAGCTTTAGAATTAAATAATTTATTCCTAACTAATTTTTGTATTGCGGATTTCAGCCTGCGTATATTTTTACGCAACTTATCATTTAAATCGGAAGTAATAAAGTTATTAGCAAACTCTCTAAGTTCTTTTAAAGTATTATCATCAACTTTAATTTTACCTTTAACTTTAGCCATTTAAATTCTATTCCATAAAGCTTTAAAATATCTAGCTTGTACAACTGATCCCTGATCAACTGGCTCACCATTTAACTTAAATTTAAAATGCTTATATCCATCCACATTTAATATAACTAAATGATCACATTGAAGAATTTTAGGTAAGTCAGACATGAATCCTTTAGTTTCAATAGAATTATTTGGTTTAACAATATTAGTATTTAATATAGGATATTCCCAAATACTTGGTCTCCAATTAATTAATAAAATTACATTTTCTGATACTTCTTCTGCTTTAGTACCATTACTATTACACATTGGGCAAAGACCAAATGTAAATGGCATAGGTCCACCCGTTTTATATGTTCCAAACTCACAATTACTACACGGAACATACTTTGGTGGATAAACCAATTTACATGTTTTACCCCACTGATTAATCATCGCATCGAATACTTCAGTTACATGAATAAGTTGAGTATTATCTAAAAAATTTTCTATAGCCATGATTTATTCTACCCAATGTTCATTTATAGTTAATTTACCTTTAACGTTAGGACCACCTTGATATAACGTAACAATCATATCTGTATTAGGAGAACCCTTCTTCGGTGGATCAAATTCTATTTGTCCAGGTCCACTAGCGGTAATATCTAAATTTAAAAATGAAGTACCTGCACCATCTTCAATCTTAATGTTGCCACTTGTTGGAGTAGCATCATAACTCCATGAAACTCCGCCTATAACATGTCGTAATCCAACACCGGAAGCTGGATAAGTTATAATAGCTGTAGTATTTGCAGCTGGCGCAAGCACATCACCAGAAGCCGCTAAATTCTGGATATATTCATCATCAAATCTACGATCTAATGTAGTAAATGCTTGCGGATCATCCGTTATAGAAATACCTGCATCTGTTTTTATACCAGAACCACCAGCTATAATTGCGTGCGGTCGTAATAAAGCAGAACCAAGATTAATTGGTCTGTTAGGATTAATTTTTACATATACATCATTAGGCATATTACTATCTCCAGTTAGTATTAATTCTCATAGTGTCAGTTCTAAACGGAGTCATGATTGCATGACCAGCCACATTAACCTTATCTATTTCATATTCAAGTTTAGCATCCTTATAAGCCTTACACCAACCATCTTTTAAGATTGCTAATCTACCCTCCAAATTAGCTCGTGTATCTACTCGCATTCCTGTACTATCCGCTACCGAAAAACTACGACCACTAGCTTTTCTAACTTCACTTTGATCTATAATACATGCGGCTTTCAAACAAATTAAATTAATAAATGAATCATCCTTTGGATCAGTTTCAGTAGGATCAGGACTTAACACTAGTTCATCTAAATCTACTGTATAAGCGGTACTAAGAGATACTTCTTGTTTTACTAATTGGGCTGCTACAATTAATAATTCATAAAGTCTCTCATCATCATAAACTGGAGTAGCAGATAAATCATCAATCATATGTCTTAAAATTCTAGTGCATTCTAATCTAATCATTATAATTTCTCGTATACTTTAAAAGTAGTGTAATCAGTAGAAAAAGCAGTGCCAGATTGTATTATATAAGCACTCATTCTCCACCAACCCGCAACATCTAAGAAACCAGATGTAGCTACATACTGAATATACCCATCAGTACCATTAGTGACAAAACTAGCACTTTTTGTAACAAGTGTTGAATCCGGCTTTAAAAACTTTATTTCTTTAGTTGTTGCCGCCGAAATATCTAACACATTTTCATCTTGATCTTTAACCAAGATTTTAAATGCGGTTCCTATATCATATTGATGGATTCGGGCTGGCATACAGTATATACTCACTTAAATTATTAACATATAAATTAGTATTTAATTCTTTATTAATATAACCGATCTCTTGTTGTATTCGATTAATATATTGTGTGCTACTATTAATAGTATAGATGTATAAGGTAAAATCAACAATATTTTGTATAATAGTAGTCTGAATAAACTCAAAATCAATCAATATCTCATTGATATTATTAAAAATAGAAGCAATATTAGCTACTAAATTTATACCACTATTAATCTCGCAAATATTTTGTACTACAACTCCTATAGATATAGGTACACCGATTTGGGAAACTTGATCAGCTATACACACAAAACCACTAGAGAAACCAATAGTTTTATTAATATCAGTTTGTACATTATTACCAACCTCAAATATACAACTGATATTTTTTGCTATCAAACAACTAGCAACTAAATTAATATTATTATCGTAAGCAGAAGAAAATGAACATGTGCGATTGATAACTGTACTAAATTCACCTAGATTAACGAATAATGCATTAGCGGAAGCATTCAGAGCTAAAACTCCGGTAATGTTCGCCCCACATACTATTTCTCCCTGCGTATTTGCATTTAAATTGATATTACTATTAATTTCATTGGTTGCACTAACAACAGTACTAATATTAAGTAAATGACCACAAGTACTTATAATTGCGGAATTACCATCTAGTATTACATTTATATTTGCAATTTTGGATATATTAGATGTTAAATCTGTAATATTAGTAATATTCGCACCAGTATTTGCAAGCAAATTAACAGAGCTATTAACTTCAGTATTATTATTAATGGTTGATTGAATTCCGCTAATTAAACTTATACTAACTACAGTATCTATCTGACAAACATTAATAGACTCAATTGTCAAATCAGAATCAATATCTATATTAGATACTATTTCTGTAATCTGAATAAATTGTGAATTGATATTAGCAGTTAATTGACATACAGAAACTATATTAGTAATAGCATCACAACTAGCGAAACCACTCAAATTAGCATTAGCAACGCAATTAATATCATTAATATTAGTAATAATACAACTAGTGTTTAAACTAATATTGATAGGTATATTAACTTCATTAACGCCGGTTATAATACATCCAGTTATAATAGATAAATTAGAAATTATACCAACTTCATTAATAGAAGTAAAATTACTACTAATATTAGCTGATAAATTAGACGATCCTAATATCTCATTTATGTTTGTTAAAATACTTTCAACAGATTTAATAGCTGTTGCACTAACTACTGTATCGCTAGTTATAACATTAATTGCGGCAATAGATACAGATAAATCTATATCTGGTATAATTTCACTAACTAAACTTAAAGTAGATGCACAACTAGCAACTAAATTAACAGAACTATTCAATTCATTGATATTTGTTATAGTTCCATCAATAGATTTAGTAGAAATAGGAGCGGCAATTACATCTATTATAGAACTATTAATCGCGGAAATAGAGGCATTTAAATCTAATATATCTACTATTGCAGATTTATTATCTATAGAAACATTAATACTAGTAGTTAAATTGATAGAATTTACAACATGTCCTATTACTTCATAGATTATACTAGTTAAATGATCTTTATTGATATTTACTACAGTTTCACCAACCGCATTTATTATTGAATGACAATCTAACAACACATTAATATTATTTGATATTTCACTTATATTAACTAAATTAGTATTAATGCTTGCAGTTAAGTTAATAGAGTCTATAACTTCGGAAATATTGACGTTAGTTGCCCTAACATCTGCTGATAAATTTGTTTGACAAGTTTCTTCTGCTTTACATTCCACAACAGCATCAATCCCAGCACTTAAATTTACAGAATTATTTAATTCACTAACTAATTCTACTACAGCTACAGCTTGCCCATTTAATGTTACTTTTGGAATAATATCATTAACTAAGTTCAATGTAGAACTAGCGGCAGCTGTTAAATTTGCTAAGTTTATAGTTTCACTTAAACAAGAAAGAATAGAATCTACTGAATGAGTAACCGGGATATATGGAGAAAAGTAAGTTTTTCGACGACGCGGATATATAATTCGTGGATGAGGGTTTTTAAGTGTTCCGCTATTAGTAAATGGTAGGTTTTGTATTAATTCAGGTACGTTACTTCCATCATTTACAAAAGGTAAATAAGCTACTAAGTTACTAGGACGTATAAATAATGGAGAATATCCTTTAGCTAAACTAGCCATTTCAGCTGCTGTCAAATCAATATTCCAAAAACCAATTTCTGCCATTACACTACCAGCAGCTAAAAAATTTGTGCCAGCAGAAACTCCAATATCAGTTTGAGCTAAGTTATTAGGACTGCTACTTTGTTCATTAGTACTACTACTTTCATTTAAATATACTGTTCTAGAAGTAGAAGTAGCAAATACTGCACCAGCAAAGAACCAAGTATTTTGTGGATAATTATTAATAAGAGCAATTCTACTAGTACCAGCTTTTATAGACCTAACTCTCAGTGGATCATTAGTTATAGCACCAGCCGCTTCTAATAAAAATTGATTATTAGTATTAGTACTATTAATAGAAATGAGGGTTTGATTTGCAGTTAAACTTGTGACATAAGCCCAACAAGAAAAAGAAACTGGTACAGCAGTAGCAATAGCTCCAGCATAACTAAGACTATCAGCTCCATTAAAAATCCTTGCCACATTTACGTCTCCTTAACCTCTATTCCAAATAATTCCGCATCACCAGTCATACTATTTTGACCAAGGGTTGCCATTCTCCAAACTTTTAGTCTAAAGAAATCACCACCAACCACATTATCCATTTGTGTTCCACTAGTATGAGTAATAGATGTACTTTGTAATGCTCCATTAGTACTACTTGGAGCTGTGCCACTAGCAATATTTAATGTACCAAAACTATCTGCATCAGTATCAATACTATTAATATCTAATCTTTCTAATTCTACTCCCCATACAGTAGAACCAGTAGTAACTGAAGTTGATGCCCATAGAATTGTTGTAGTGATACCTCCACCCGCATAATAACGAGGCATAAAGGAAGTAAACATTACTGCTTCTGCAGATGACGCATCAAAATCTAATACTGGATGGCTATTTCTAGTATCAAATGTTGCGTATCCAGAGAGTGGAGGTTCAGCATCATTAGGAAAGAAGATTGCTAAAGTATTACCAGAAGCCATGAGACTACGCCTCCTAAAACAGAAAAGCGTAGCTTTTAATCAAAGTAAATATCTAAGTTTCCAATACCTATAGTTATACTATCGCCATTCTGTATTGTTTTGGGAGTAGTAACTGGAGCAAACATCAAAACATTACCACTACCATAACCAGAGTTATCAGTAATAGCTAAATAAGTAACAGTGCCCCAATCAGCAGTAGCCGGACCAAATGTAATAGCACTTAAATTGTCGGTTAAACCAGAACTTGCGCCAGTTTGTGTAATTGCCGACCAATTAGAATCTGATGGGTTTAATGTTTGACGATTATAACCACCAGGAGGAGAACCAGGAGTGCCGCCACCACCAAGTTCTTTTGTTAATAGCGCCCCTGTATCTGTTTGTGTAACAGTTCCGCTACACAAAGCAATAGCAATTACACTTGGTTTAGTAAAAGAACCTGTTCTAAATAAATGTTGAATTAAACCACTTTCCAGATAATCGGACATAGACGGCAATTTAGTATCCTCCTATTTATATAGTGTCAAATAACCTTAATATTTACGATCTATAATCATAAAAATAATTAATTAACCTTCTACGATTAGAATACACCGAAAATGTATTTTTTTGTTTGTAAAAAGCTGTTTCAAACTGGAAATTAGTCCAAATACTGTTTCCTAATAAATCTAAAAAAAAATGGGTTATTAGTATAACCCATTGTATCATTATTTTAGTATAGTAGGTAAATATTTATTTTATCAACTAGAAGCTTCCAGCAATACATCTAAGATTATTTAATACGGCAAATCCAACTGTCATACGACCAAACCAACCTTGCTTCCATTCTCTTAATAGAGTTGGATCATCAAAAACTTTCCACTGTTCACGTACAGGCATTACAAAACTATCATTACGCTGTAAATCTAAACCAACCACTAATTCTACGTCAGAGCCTTGTAAAGAACCACCAAGAGTATTCTGATAGTATGACTGATATTCTTGACCAACACCTAGTTCATCTAAGTCGTGTAGATTAACCATAAAGATACGATTAATACTACCATCATCAGCAACATAGATTTCTCTACGGGAAATCTCATCAAGCTGATCTACACCCCAATTACGAATATCTTCAACGGCTTCAGGACTAATATAAAGATCGGTTAATTTACCGCGATTAGTACTGGCACTATTACCATAAGCACCTCGCCGCATTTCAGTTTTCAGAAGCGATACAAGCCGCTTAGTAAACTGTCCCTGTGCAGCATCAGCATCAAAAACGTTTACGTTACGATCATATACAGCACCTAATATAGTATGCCAACCATCCATATTTAACTTGCGTGTTAAACCAGCATCTAATGCTTCTTTAGCGCGATTAACAATATCCCAACGAGCATCGCGTGCATAATCCAGCTTATAGTCTACAGAAGAAACTACTGGATAAGTCTGGACTACGATATAATCACCTTCAACATTCTTATTTGGAATACGACCATGAGAAGGCATTTGATATGCCGCAAACTCATCCTCTGTACCTTGCTGAACAAGGTCTAGTGGAAATTCAGGAGTAACACCATTTTCAAATGGAATCATCTCATAAATATCAGAGATAATATCACCATCGAAAACACCCTTCTTCAATGGTAATTCCAATGCTTGCGAGCGAGTTAGCTTCTTTCGCTCAAAACGAGCTGCAAATCGCTTACGTAACTCTTCCTGCAAGCCTTTAGCAATTTCGTGGGAAGCAGCCAATGCAACTCGGCTATCTTCACTTGCACAAGCCCGTAATAGGGCATTCATTTCAGGGGTCGAAACTTTCATTGTTACTCCTATTATTAATAAGGCAGATTAACTTCTAGTTTTACATAGCCATCTTCACTTGGGGAACCTAAGAAAGTTCCAATTCGTGGAGTGGCAACTAAACCACCAGTAGAATGTAGTGTCGGGGTTACAGCACCAGAGCTACTAAGGTAAGCTGGATTACCACCTGTTGGGCTACCAACATAATTGTTGGTCATTACCCAACCCTTACGCATAATAGCTGGTTTACCCGGAACAATAAATTCATCTTTATGGAAACTAGCATGATATTTGGTTTCATCAATATCAACAGCATCATTTAGTAATAGACCAACTGGATTAGTACCTGAGCTATTAGCTACATAGGCTACTAAAGGTTTTGGAGAAGCTGTAGTACCTTGATTTTCAAAAGCTAAACCACTACCAGTAGTGCTCAGACTTACTATACCACCACGAGTATGAGCAACACTCATCCAATATTGAGGATCAGCATACTGTACAACTTGATAATCACGTTTGAGAGCCATTATTTATTCTCCTGTACTTCAGTGTCACTAAGAAAAGCAGCTAATTGTTTACGAGTATTTTCAATTTCTGGAATAGGAGCTACAACTTGCGATTCAGTTTTCTCTGGCTTTGCAGTTTCCACTACAGTTGCAGCATTAGTTTTAGCAACAGTATATTTATCTTTAGATTTCTCGACAAAATTAGTAAAACTTTCATCTGTTAAACTAATTAAGTTTTCTACAATACTTTCAGCATCCGATAGAGATAATTTGGTTGCCTCAGCCAGAACTTTAGCTCTACTATTTTTCTTCTTCTCTAAATTAAAAACTGATAATTCCTTATTAGCTGCCTCAAGTTTAGTATTGAATTCCTCTATCTGTTTCTTCAGTGAAAGAGTCTCTTCTGCACTAGCAGTTAATTTCTTTTGCAAATCTTCCACTAAATCAGACTTAGTTTTTAGAGAAGTTTCCAATTCACTAATCCTCGATTTAATATTCTTCTCATTAACTTCGTTTAAAGAAGCTTGTAATTTCTCTATGGAACTCTTCAGTTCCTTATTCTCTTCCATCACTTTCTTAAACGATGTTTCAAGTTCTGCGGACATTTTATTTTGATCTCCTGTATTAATATCTTTGCTATTAGTTATATACCCCAAGTTTTTATCTAATGATAAAATATTAGCAAAAATTTTACTTTCTGGATTTGCTGGACGTTCTACTAAACCTTTTCCAGCGAAAATAATATGTCTCATTAAGCGACCAATTCTAGCATCTTTATACAAACCTGTACCACCATAACAACGTAAATGTTTTGTCAAAAAAGCTGTATCATTGTTGCGAGCTACTATTTTATGCGATCCATCTTTATATAAAAGAGCATAATCAAAATCACTAAACAAAGCCTCCATACTAACATACCATTTGCCCTCACCAATTTCCGCAATTATTTTATCAATTCTTTCTTGAGCTTCACCTTCCAAACACTTATAAATAACAGAATTAACCATCAAATGAAATTTTGTTGGTAACTTATCTACAGTTGTATGATTAGCAATAACCTTATATTCATCATCAACAGGACATACATCAGTAATATGACCTATAATATCAGTTACATTATGACCCACATTAAAAGGTTTATCTTCTGGAGTGGTCCTAGCAGCCCAAACTTCTTTAGGATCAAAAACATCTTCATTTAAATTCCAACCAGTAGTTACTAGTATAGAGCGTAAATAATAAAGATCAATCTGATCCTGATTAGTAGCTAGAACCTTTGGTAACTTTGCTACTTGAGCAGGAGAAATTTTATAGTCCGGATTTAGCTCTAGAAGAGAAGCATAACTAACAAAATTATTCTTATGGATAAGCTCAGCTAACGAAGCTTCCGCTGAATAAATTGGTATTCTCAACTTTATTCTCCTAATAATTCAGCGACATTTTTAGATAAATTCTGTTGTGCCATTAAATGACTTGTTTGTATAAGCCCACTTTCATCTTTACTAGTAATCATTACATTAAAATGAGCTTTTATTTCTAGTACATTTTTATCATAATTAAATATTTGATATTGTTCAGCAGTTACATAGCTAACATTATCAATTTTTTCACCATTAACAGTAACTTCAAGAGTATTAGTTTCTGTATCTACACTAAGTGTTAACTTAGCCATTATAACCTCCTTTTAAAATACTATACACCATACATTGCATATACCGCATATTATCAATATTTAACTCTCCATGTTTCTCTTGATATTTATTACACATACGCTGATATAATTCCAAAGCATCAGTCGGAATCAATAATTCTTGTTTTAAACTTGCCAAAATAGTTTCTGAAGATAAATCTTCATAAGCAGGAGAGGATAATAATAGGGCAAACTTCAAATCTTCTAAAGACTTATCCTCTTCTGTTGTTAAACTTCTTAAATTGGGTTTACCGACCATCTTTAAGAATATTGGATTAATAATATCGGCTATTTTAGCTTGTGCTGAACGTGCCCAAACAGTTAATTGTGTAAATTCACCAGTAAGAGGTTTAACTGTTCTCTTCTTTCTTTTCTCTTTATCTTTACTATTTAATGGTCGCCCCTGTTCTGGTTGTCCCTTTTTCTTATCATTAACTTTATCTAATGCTGCTTCTGGATCGACACCTACAGATTCATCATCTATCAACATCTTTTGTAAAGCAATTTTTTCCAAAGCCTCTTTATGCTCTGGATTATGCCACGGACCAGCTTTTCTTGGTAATTTACCAGATTTTCGCATTTTTTCCTGTTTCTTAATTCTAAATTTTTCCAATGCTGGAATTTCACCAAAAGCTTTTTGTACAGCCTCTTCACTAATTACATTTCTATCTAATAGTTGTACTAACAATGCCTTCTCAGATGAATCATCAGAAATATTAAGACGATCAAATATTAGATAAGCTGGTTTTCTTGCTCCTATAGCTAATTGAAATAATCTAAATTCACGAGCTAAAAATATAGAAAGTTGTGCCCTACCATAAGCTAAACGCTCAATTAATGTTCTTAATGAAACAAAATTATTAGTCATACCAGACGCACTTTGGGAACCAGTTAAACTAGGTGGAATACCTAAACCCTCATAAATCGCATTCATATGAGGAATATATTTATCAAAACCAAGGAACTTATATACTTCGGTTGCTGTTTCAATTAATTCTAGGTCTGGTCCCCAAATTAAATCTAGTGTTCCACCACCAACATTACTCATTAAAACTTCGGCTAATCTATCCATAGCCGCTTGTTTTGGAAAAATTTTATTTTCTAAACTACCTAATTTCCATACTCTAATATGAGAGATAGCTCCATCTAGTGCGGCTAAATCTGCTAAACGAAGTTTCTCGATCATATTCAGATTATTTAAAATAGGATGAATCATTGGATACGCCCATATTTGCCAATCATCTTTCTTATAATGAAAAATTTGTATTTTATCCATATCCAATGGTACTAGTTGACCGCCCTCAATATACTTCTTCTTTCCTTCCTGCTTAAGACCTAATTTCTTGTATAAATGAGAAGGAACTTGTATACCATATTTTATATCACCAGTATATATAGCTTCATCCTTATCTCCTATTACATCTATTGTACATGGGTCCAAAAATACATACTTATAAGGTATAACTCCTCTTTCTACTTTATAATTAGGAAAAGCTTGATAATCCATATCATAACCCATTCCCTTTTGTAATTTATCTAATTCTTTATTACTTAATTTAGCTGTCAATCTCTTAACTACTACATTACCTTTTCTATACAAATAATTTAAAAATCTTTCAGCAACCATAGGTCCATTTACCAATTTCCACCATTCTTGATATAAATCATTAACTGCTTTACTTTCATGTATTGGAGCAGCACCCTTTGATCCAAAATCACTCATTAAATTAATTATATTATAAACCAATCCAATATCATAATAGGCTTGATCACATACTCTCATTGAATCATGAGGATTTGAAGGAGCTTGTTCACCGGGTCTAAACTCACTATAATCTCTACGATTAAATTGATCTTTGATCGACATACCGGAAAATACATCTCGGTATGTAGTGACGGCACTTGTTCTATGACATGCTTTACCTTTTCCATAATTTCGTAGAGCCGCAGCTTTACTTTTAGGATCATCATTATATGTTGAATATAGGCTATTGGTCATACTAATACTATTATAATTGAATTAGATGTATCCATTAATTAGAATACACCTCGTTATTATTTCCTTACTGATTTTCCATAATAATCAGTTTCTTTTAAACCTTCTGTGAACCAAGCTGGTCCTATATATAAATCTGAAGTTGGTACAACAGTCTTACTACCAACATAATTTTTTGCCCAACCACCAAGCGCACCATGATAAGGATTAACTAATTTTGGAGCTTGATATTGTCTTGCACCCATATTTGCCATTAATAATGCTGTATAACGATCCTTACGTGCCTTACCCTTTTTGCCATTAGGTAATTCAATATCTTGAGCATCCCATCTATCTAATCCTGTGGGACTTAAACTATGTTGAATAGAAGCTAACTCATTCTTCAATTCTTCTATTTCAAATATACAATCTTCTAAAGTATCAAATTCTTTATTTAATCTACTATCTTCAGCTGCGGCTATTTCAATACCTAATGCATCAAAATAAGGAAATAATAGAACCTTATCTAGTAAATCCTTTTTTAATCCATGATTAGCATCTCTTAACCAATTATTATCTCTAAACGCAACTAACTCAATTAAATGCAACCCAGGTTGGTTATCTGTAGGCTTTTCTTTATCTTCATTAATTACTTCCCAAATTAGCACTTCTCCATCCTGTAATTTTCCATCATCATGCAAAGCCTCTAATACAGCATAACCGCCACCTTGACTATCCATCATAATTCTTTCGCAGGGAAAAACATTTATTAATTGGCGAATTTTACGAGCACAATATGCGTAAAAGTTTTGTTCTGTAATATGTCCTTTTAAAACTCTCTCTTTATGTATTGATCTAGTAGTTGTCCAACAATATACTACTCTACGATGATCAGAATGTAATTCAAGAATAACTATACTAAAGTTATCATGTTCACTAGCTGGGTCTATTGCATACACATACTTACCTTTTGGATCACCATATAAAGTTGCCGGAAACTGTACAGGTCCACTAGGTAACGTTATAGGATTATTAGTTACACATGATTCTATAACACTACGTTTAAAGAAACCCGCACTATCTTTAACAAAAGTTGCACCAAATTCCATTAAGTAATTACCGGCGTGCATTGTAGCTTTACTTTTAGCTAAATAAGCTTCATCCAAATAATTTCTTGGTAATAATTCTACTGGTAATCTAATTACCGAATAATCTTTCCAATTGAATTTAGCTGGAATCTCCCCCTTCAATATTTCTTGAAGTTTTGCTGCATCTCCTTTGCTTTCTATAATAGCAGTATATTTTTGTAACTCTTCATAAAAATGATTAAAATAATAATCGGCTGTACCAGATAAAATTAATTGATTACGAGCATAGCCAGCATTACCAATTTCGCTTTCATCTATCGGTATACCTAATCTCTTCATTAAATCAAACTTGGCGGCTTGCTTAACTGATTCAGCTGGTGAGGAAGAAACAACGGCGAAACCAGAAATAACATTATCAAAGATTGCTTTATTTCCAGCTTGATGCTCATCACTCCACAAATAATTAGCTCTAAGTCCTCTAATCTTTTTTCCATCTCCAACAGGTAAACCAGTTAATAGACTATCACCTATTACCATTTCTACTCTATCAACATCACGTCGCGGTCCATTATTACGAGAATTCTTACCAGTCGCACCAACCAAATCCTTTAGTATTGGTGCACCAGACCAAATAGTTTCACAATATTCAAATATAATACGGCTTTGTCTAAAACCAGAACCAATTACTACTATTTTGCAACCTTGATGAAACAGTAAACGAAGCATACAATAAATTGCACCCAAGAAGGATTTTCCTCCTCCTCTGGTACCTATAAATATTATATATGGTCTAATCCAAAGTTCTTTAAGAATTGCTAATTGAAATGGAAGAAGGTCTATATTAAAAAGATGCTTACAAGTAAATCCAAAGTAATCTGGATTTCTCATGATGCTCAACAGATGCTTTATTGGATTATCTGAATCCAAACATAATTTGTTCTCTTCTGGTAAAACTATATTATCATCTAATTCTAAATAAGCTCTTTCTAATAATTCCTCAACTCTCTCTTTAGACTTTCTAACTTTATTATCTGTTAATTTTGACACGATTCAGACTCTATTACTCGTTTAAATAAGGATGAAGCTACTCTTGCTCCATAACACCCAGCGAATATAATTTTAGTTTTAAATTTAAGTTGGAAATCAAGAGTTGCCTTTAATATATTATTAGCATTAACTTTCAAATATTTCCATTTGTATTTTGGAATAGTAGATGATTCAGGAAACTTCATAATATCATCCATCGTAAACTCTAATATGATGAATGGATATTTGAATGATTCCAATCTTTCCAATTCTTGCTTAAATCTATCTTGAAATATATTAGCACTCCATTCTGTTATAGAACCTTTTCTCTCTATAACAAATATATCTTCATAATTTTCCAAAGAATAATCTCCGCTCTTTAAACTCTTAATTATTGTTCCTTTACAACAATCAGATTTTGGGAAAAAGAAAGGAGATTGTTCACGACTATCTTGTATAACAGTATATTCTATCTTCATAAAATTAAAGTTCCTCACTATTTTCAATTGCTATTCTCTCATATCTACAATTTACAAAATTCATAAAAAGATATAGCTTGATCTTGCTGACCGTTTTTCTTCTTTTGTGCAAACCACTTAGCTCCACTACTATATAGATGGGTACATGGTGGAAATGCTATAATTAAAGCCCAATCCTCTTTTAATAAAGGAACTACATCTTCTTGCGGATAGTCACCTGAACAATCCTGTATATCACAGCTATAAGCCTCTAAACCAAGTTTTCGCATTTCAATAGTAACAATTTGAGATTCCTCACAAGCTAATAATACTCGCTTGTTCATTCCCTCATCACGCTTTCTGCGTTTAATATAGGTTTTTGAACTTCTCCATCCATAAAAGTATGCCAACCAGTCAACTTGATATAAGATTTTTCCTGCGCTAGTTTCATCAATTCCATCTGTTTAGCTTCGGCTTCACGAATCTCCTCATCCTGTAATGCTTTAATTAAATCTATAAAAGAAACTTTAGTATTCTCAATATTTTTAATTCTTTGATCACGAGTTGCCTTCAGTGCCTTCATTATATCACTATGTTTTTCCAAATTCTTCAAATATTCATTACTTGCACTATTCTTAGCTACCTCTAGAGCGGATATCTGCTTCTCATAATTTTCCACCTTATTACGTTCATCCTGTGGTAATTTTGTTCCCTTATCATATTGACTATATATATCATTAATTTCTTTTTGTAGTCTTTCTATTTCATCTATATAATGCCGTTTATCTTTTAAATTACGATGCCCAAGTATTTCTATTTTAATTAAGGATAGAATCTGAGTTCTTTCCATAGGTAAAACTTCATCATTTTTCAATTGCGACATATACTGCGCATAATTATGCTCAAACATTATTAGTTCATCTGCGGTAAATTCCTTCTTTAGATGAACCCATTCCGGCGATTTTCTTAATTCATCCGCAAAACTCTTCTGATTCTTCTGTTCTTCTTTTTTGGTTACACCAACACCCAAATGTTCTTTTAAATATTTGCGTATTCCTTTTACATCTCTATTAAGTTTTGCTGCCAACTCTTCCGCCGTTAATTTTGTATAATCGCGGCGTATAATATCTATTTCAGCAGTAGTTAATTTTCCTGTTCGATATAAGGGCATAAGATTTCTCTAATAGCTTGAATTACTTTCTTTTTTAAATGAGATGGAACATTAGCTCCATGTAACATTTTTAAATAAGGTTCCCTTAATGAAACGGGAAGTTTCTCATCTATAATTTGTGACAATTCCTCATTATTATTTTGGGCAGGAAGGAATGTAAGGTCAACTTCACTCTTTGTAGAGAGTCGGGCGGCACCCATTAAAGTTTGTTTATTAGCATTTCGCTTTAACCACGCCTTATGTTTTTTACAAAATTGCCCATCATCATGATCTGTTTGCCCCGCCTCTTTGTGAAAACATAATTGACAAGCTGGCTCGCTCCTAAAATAATGATCGCGCCTATAGTTTATTAAGCGATTCCGCACATGACAAAATAGAAAATTAGATAAGGGGCGAGATTCATCATAAAATTCCATTCCTTCAATAGCAAATAACCATGCGGTTTGTTTGATATCTTCTAGAGTAAAATAACCAAATATAAAGTTAGGGGCAATGGCTTTTACTATTAATTCTATTTCATGAAGCACTTGGGCTTCGGTCATGTTCGATGGTATTCGCATTAATAAGTTTATCCTCTTCTAATTTCTCATTCTTTAATGCTTCTTCGACTTCCGCTAAAACGCGCTCTGTGATTAACTTAGTTTTTAATTTTAAATCTAAAGGTATAATTTCTTTCATATATATGATTCTCTCGTTACATAGTACGACTTTTATTCCGTGGATGATAGGAACTTCACTCTTTTATTAAAGGGCTGATTATAAGATTTCTACTAGATAAAGGATTATTCGTTAAGTGTTCTACGTTTTTCGCATCCACGTCTCCGGTCGTAAAGTCGTCAAACGTTGCCGGAATTTATTTAATTTTACTTAACGACACTATTTCGTCCCGCCGTGTCAAATAAGAGGTTCGTCCTCTTCGGAAAATCCAAGTTACTCTATAATTGTAACTTCTAGTGGCAAGCCGGTAAGAATCACATTAAAGAACCGGAGCTTGTAAAACTTCTAGTGATTACTTTTCGCTTGTTCATCTTTCTTATAATCATAAATAAGAATACACCAATATATAAGGATGTCAATAGGAAAACCATAAATATGGTGTTATCTGGAGGGATTAGGTTTTATATTAAGGTATGAGGGGTCTTATTTCGTATCTATGAGCTGCCGCCAGGACAATGGGTGCTGGCGCAGAGGTCTACAAGGTAAAAACCCCGGAGGTGTTAGGCTCACCCAACTTTCGCGCGTGGTAATTGGTCCATACGCGGAAGTCTAGGCAACAATAATTTAACTCCCACGTGGGCGAGCACAGCTGGGAAAGATGCTAACCAAAGTTAGCTGTGCAACCAGTCTAGCATACGCTTAGATTGCGTACGTGATGTAAGGGAAGCGCGGAAGTGCTTGGATGAAAACGGTCCGAGGCGCTCTCTTTACAGAATCCTGGAAACATGATGTTTCAATCAACAGGAATACTCTGGCATCATAAGTGGCAATCGTATCGGGTACGCTCGAAAGCCTCTATGCGTGAATGGTTATGGAAGGCTTGTGCCATAGCAGCTGCGCCAAAAGCGTAGCTATCCAATCCCGGTATAGCGGAAGCTATATCAAGTGGTGATCAGTGGCACAAGAGCAAATTGGTGCGCGGACGGCGCATAAAGGGATAACAATCCTACCTAAGTCCTACACTATGTAGGCTAAGTGACAACGTTGGAAGGGTCACTACTATACTACAATCTAGGATGGTAACCTATAAGTAAACCTTACGGTTCTTGACAAGAACCAATCTGGTTAATCCGTCGATAACCTGGGTTATCAATTGACGGCTAAAGCAAACCCGGTTGTTACATTAAAGGAAGAATGTAATGATCGTAAAACACAATGTTCTAAGTCTAGGGTCGGAAAGCTATTATGATCCTAGCACACAACATAAGCCAACCAGAGGCTTTACTGGTGTCCTATTGGTACAATTAGGTACTTCGTCTAAACCCTGGCAGGAACTTGTTCCTTCCGGGGTTTTTCGTATCGGTGCAATTCCGACAATAGGAATTCCCTTTAAGGGATATATGGGATTTATGAAGTTCTTGTATAGGAGGTAATAACTTTGAGCGTTTTTCTGAGATTTGGTCCCGGCTTGCTTGAAGTAACTGATAGGAAACAAGTATAAAATACTGTCAGAAGGAATTAGAGTAAGTTGGGTCAATTGTACCATCCTGCCCCTATATCGCCCGTTTGATCCGGATGGTTCCAGCAATGTGCGCTGCTTATGGGTCCGATTCCCATTGTTGGGAGGTAAAATGAACGTTATACATCGCTACAACCGCCCAATTTACGGTTTGCCAACATTGTTGAAGTTGTGCGCGACAAGGGACTATATAAAGCTACCTTTACTTGTCAGGGGTCTTGCGACTAATGAAAGCAACGATGATGCGCCGGTATCTCCGGTATCATGATGCTTACTGGTATTTCTTTCCTAAGATTCAAGAGGAACCCCATATTTGGGAGGATATTGCTGAATGTTATGATAGTGATGATAGCAGCATTGCTACTGTCAACGCTATGAGACTGTTCCTGTATGATTTCGGCGTCCTTTAGGAGTACAAAACGTGGGACAACTAATGAATGATATCTCTCCTGCCCAAAAGCAAGCTGTACTGAACTTCCTGAAAGAAGGAAGGGACAATCCTCACAAGCATGAGGCTGCCTTCTCTCTCCGAGTTCGTGCATCATACGCATTGCGTATTCGCAATCTTCAGAGAAGGAATCCAAAATGACCGTACAAGAATTGCGTAGTATACTCTCAAAATTGGGCGGGTCCATTACCACAGTTATTGAGATAGAGGATAGTACCAATAGTCTCATTCTTGTAGTAAACACAATTCCCTTCAAGGTGCAGCCCCACAAACATGACAACATTGGAACTTACCCTTGTAATCATTGCAATATTCGCAGCGATTGACAGAATTCTCGAATCTTGGCGTGAACCTAAATGGGGGGATGACTAACATTAGTAATACAACGTATAATAGTAGCACGTATGCTACGTATACTAACGCTCGCATCGCAAACCAAGTGTCTAGGGGAGAATTTTATCCCCTTTCAGCCCAACGGGTTGCGTCAATTCGGACATCTTGCCCCTTGACGATTGCTGTAAAATTGGAATAGAGCGGGCGAGGTACTCCATTGAGCAGGAAGGAATTAATCATGGGGCTGATTTTCACTCCGGTTATCAAGAAAATTCAGATCATTACGGACAAGAAAGTAAAGGGCAAGGACGGCACCGTAAAAACATCCAAGACAATGATGCGCCCTGTTATTCGTAAATTGTACATTGAGGGTACTGAACCGCCCTTCTTTCATCAGTTATACCGGATTAATATTCGTCAGAAGATAGACAAAACCCGAGTATTCTCCGTTGTCGCCCTACCATTTCCTCCTGCTCAAAAGAGGAATCAGCTGGTATTAGATCATACAACCAAGACTGTGATTGGATATCGTTGGGACAGCAAGCTAGAGAAAGCCTTGAAAGAGGCTGGCGTTCCAGCCGATCAAATTGATTGTAATATTCCATGTCGTTTCAACGATGTAGACGATAAACTTGCCTTGTATGGTAAGCAAATCGAACGGTTTGAAACAATCAGAGAAGTTGTAGACTGGTTAAAGCGGTTTCCCGGTATGAACCAAGATGATGCCTACTCTATCATCATGGGATTGTGTAATAATGAACCAGAATAAGGAGGAATATGAGCGATGCGAATAAGTTGAAACCTTGATCAACCATTAGACTGTTAGCGTATAATGGTAAACCAAGAAACACCATAGGGACGGTAGTTTCTATGGATAAAATAACAATTACAGTAAAGGAGGAAATGAAAAGTGGATTGGACGTAGTTCGTAGTTTCAACTTAGATCGTTTGATGTTTGAATAGAATAGATGAAGTTTATTCGGGATGATATGTTTCATCCTGGCTTCTCTATTCACAACTTGTTTGCTTGGAGATATGAATATGGCTAAGATGAGTATGGAAGAACTTCTGAAATGGGCGCTTGAGGCACGCAATGCCACTACTCCGGAAGGCTTGGCTGCCGTCAATGCAAAGTTTGCTCCGATCTTGGAGCAAATGAATGAAAAGGTTACGCTCGCAATCGAAACTAACGACAAAACCAAGGAAAAGGTCTTGACCGTGAAGATTCCTGGCAAGAAGGGGAAGCCTATCGAGTTGACGGCTTCTCAGATGGATCATGTGCGCGATGCCGTGGAATCGAATGAATGGATGAAGTTTCGCAATGAACTCGGCAAGGCAACCCCTGCGGTTGCTACTGCTTACGCGTGATTCTTGTGTTCACTAATGCAGAGAGGAATTGTATAGGATAATATCCCGGAGCTTGAAATCCTATTCATCCCGGTATTCACCCTATATAATTCTTCTCTGCTTAATGGTCCCGTAGCTCAACGGTTAGAGCAGCGGTCTTATAAACCGCAGACAATGGTTCAACTCCATTCGGGACTATTTGCTGTTCTTCAATCGTGGTATTGGGATAAGTGAAAATGGATATTGATATGGAACTCGCGAAGATTATCGAAACGGGCGGGCGAGCACACTTCGAGAAGAATTCCGCCGAGGGGATAAGAACCGGCAAAGGATTGTCGGTGGGTGCGGATGGATAGAAATATGCGTGCAGGAAAAGACATACATGAGGTGGCAGCATATATAGCATACCGTAGAGGCGAATAGGTTACAAGTGAAGCTAAGGGTAATGAAGATATATTACTTGAATAAACTTCCCCTATTCGCCTATCACCAATAAGTTATCTCAAAGCGCGCAGAAATAACGTAAATCAATACTAACGTTTGAGTTTTATTAGTCTTACCTTGCTTCCAACCATTGAACGTCGTTAGACTGTCATGTTAAGATCGCATTGTTCGCTACCTGTCATGTTAAGTAACTCCGTTCATAGGTAAGATACACCAAAACGTTTGATTATATGCAGTTTTGTATGGTGTTATACGGAATTGCATATAATTAGCTCTTATTGTCATAAACACTCATGGAAATTATTTCTGTCAAAAAAGTTATTGGCTTGTGTGATGACTTAGATATATCTCAACAGATATACAAAATCCTTCAAGTTATATCATGTAGATATCCT